ATGATGGGACAGGTTCAGCATTACCACAAGATTCTTTAAGAAAGAAAGGAACTATTTTAATTTTCCCTTCGTTTTTATTACATAGAGTAACACCAGTAACAGCAGGCACTAGAAAAACTTTAGTAGCTTGGGTTGAAGGGAGGCATTTTAGATGATGTATAAATTTAATGAACATAAATTAGTAGAAGAACTACAAGACTATATTGATGATACTTATTCAGAACATTATGCGTCAGATAAATATCAGGCAACAGATGTAATTATAGATTCAGGACATGGAGCAGGTTTTTGCATGGGTAATATAATGAAGTATGCTAAAAGATATGGTAATAAAGATGGATATAATAGAAAAGATTTGATGAAGATATTACATTATGCTATAATAATGTTGCACATACATGACGCATCAACTAAATATTTAAGAACAGGAGAATGACAATGATGTTGGAAGATAAGATTGGAAAGAAACAATACTTAGGAATAGAAATAGATTATGATAAGGAAAACGAATTTGATAAATTCAGTTTAGATACATTAAAAGATAGATACTTCTGGAATGGTGAGACACATGCCCAAGAAGCATTCGCAAGAGCATCAGTTTTTGGTGCAACATATAAGGGGAAAACAGATTATGAAATGGCTCAAAGACTTTATCGCTACAGTTCCAACTGTTGGTTCATGTTTAGCACTCCTATACTTAGTAACGGAGGAACCACTCGTGGGCTTCCTATCAGTTGCTTCCTTAATTATGTTCCTGATAGTAGGGATGGTTTATCTTCTCACTATGACGAGAATATATGGTTGGCAAGTTCAGGTGGAGGTATTGGTGGATATTGGGGAGATGTTAGGAGTAATGGTATACCTACTACTCATGGTAGTCGTTCTACTGGTTCAATCCCCTTTATGCATGTTGTAGATTCACAAATGCTAGCCTTTAATCAAGGCACTACAAGACGAGGAAGTTATGCAGCATACTTAGATATATCTCACCCAGAGATTGAAGAGTTTATAAACATGCGTAAAGAATCTGGTGGAGATATAAATAGAAAATGTTTAAATCTACACAATGGAATTAACATAACTAATGCTTTTCTACAAGCTGTTGAGAACGATGAAGATTGGAGATTGATTGACCCTAAAACTAATAAGGCTGTTAAGATAATTAATGCTAGAGATTTATGGTGGCAGATAATAAATGCTAGAGCAGAAACAGGCGAGCCTTATATGATAAACATAGACACATGTAATGATGCTTTACCTAAAGAACAAAAAGATTTAGGATTAAAGATAAGACAAAGTAATTTATGTTCAGAGATAACTCTTGCTACCAATGAAGAAAGGACAGCAGTATGTTGTTTATCATCTGTTAATTTAGAATACTTTGATGATTGGTCCAAAGATACTCAGTTCATTGAAGATTTAATAACTATGCTTGACAATGTAATAGAACATTATATTGAGAATGCAGTAGACACATCACAGCTAGGAGGATATGGTGCGAATTTTAAAAGGTTTAAAAATTATATACGAGAAGGTAAAGAAGGTTATGCAAAATCTGCATACTCTGCTTATAGAGAAAGGTCGTTGGGCTTGGGAGCAATGGGATTCCATGCTTACTTACAGTCTAAGAATATATCGTTTGAAGGTTTATTTGCCACTAGCTTTAATCATAAAGCGTTTTCTCACATCAAAACAAATGCCGATGATGCTACTAGGAAACTTGCTGAACTACGGGGTGAATGTCCTGACCTACCTCGTAGGCACAAGCGTAATGCTCATCTCCTTGCTATTGCTCCTAATGCTAGTTCTGGGATTATTTGTAGTGGGACTTCCCCTAGCATTGAGCCTTATCGTGCTAATGCATATACACACAAAACTTTATCAGGTAGTTACCAAGTTAGAAACAAATACTTAGAAAAGATATTAAAGTCAAAAGGATTAAAGGTAAAAGAACTTGAAGACATTTGGAAAGACATATCAGCTAAAGAAGGTTCAGTTCAACATCTTGATATTCTTACTGACGAAGAGAAAGAAATATTTAAAACAGCTAATGAATTAAATCAGATATGGGTAGTTGAACACGCATATCAAAGACAAGAATATATATGTCAAGCACAGTCAGTTAATCTGTTCTTTACTTTACCTAAAGCAACAGAAGAACAATCTATACATGATGAATATATGCAGTATGTTAATGATGTTCATTGGTATGGTATGAATAAACTTAAGTCACTCTACTACTTTAGGTCTAACGCAGCTAGAAATGTAGAGAATGTAAATATTAAAGTTCCACGAATAAAGTTAGATGAAGTGGAATGTATTGCCTGTGAAGGCTAAGGAAAAATTATGAACGGAGAATTATTTAAGGCTTTGGAATCAAAATACAAAGCACAAAGAACGATAGCTAAGACTAATTTAAAATTATATCTTAGTGACCCAGTTGCAGTAGCTGACCACCCTGATGTGGTTGAGACTATTGATAAATTATTTAAAGAATATGCAGAAGCAGTAGAATATATTAAAATATTAAAGGAGTTAGATTATGAGCTTGTTGGGAACCAGAGATTACTATAAACCATTTGAATATCCATGGATGTTTGATTACTATGTATTGCAGAATCAAATGCATTGGATGCCAGAATCTGTACCACTACATACAGATGTAAAAGACTGGCAAGAACTTACAGATATAGAAAAGAATTTACTTACTCAAATATTCAGACTGTTCACTCAATCAGATGTTGATGTTGCTAGTGGGTATATAGATAAGTATATGCCTATGTTTAAAAAACCAGAAGCAAGAATGATGATGAGTTCATTTGCTAATATGGAATCAATACACCAACATGCCTACAGTTTATTACTTGATACAGTAGGGATGCCTGATATAGAGTATAAAGCTTTTGCTGACTACGAAGAGATGGCAGACAAGCATGATTATGTTAGTAAGTTTAAACCAACTAAATCTAACAAAAGAAATATTGCTAAAACTTTAGCAGTCTATTCAGCTTTTACAGAAGGACTACAATTATTTAGTAGCTTTGCAATCTTATTAAACTTCCCAAGATTCGGTAAGATGAAAGGTATGGGACAGATAGTTACTTATTCTATTCGTGATGAATCATTACATGTTGAAGCTATGACTAAACTCTTTAGAGAATTTATAAAAGAGAACACAGATATATGGACTGATGATTTTAAGAAAGAGATATATGAAATATGTAGGCAGATGGTTAAGCTTGAAGATAAGTTTCTTGATTTAGTATTTGAGATGGGAGACTTGCCGGGATTAACTAAGAAAGATATGTATGCTTATAATAGATATATAGCTGATAGAAGACTACTTCAATTAGGATTGAAAACAAACTATGACCAAAGAGAGAATCCGTTAGAATGGATTGATGAAGTTATGGGAGTAGAACATCAGAACTTCTTTGAAGGAAGAGCTACAACTTATATGAAGGCAGGTCTTAGAGGAAGACAAGATACCATATCATTTGCTAGTCTAAGTGAAGATGATGATTAGAGGAATAACATGTGGTGCTTTTGATTTACTTCATGCAGGACATGTTGTAATGTTTGAAGAGGCTAAAGAGATTTGTGATTATTTATTAGTCGCTATACAAACAGACCCCTCAACTGATAGACCGAATAAACATAAGCCAGTTCAGAGTATTGTTGAAAGACAACTCCAAGTCAAAGCTGTTAAATGGGTAGATGATACAATAGTATATCATACAGAAAAAGAATTAGAAGATATATTTAACACACTACCTATTGATGTGAGAATAATTGGGGAAGAATATAAAGAAGAACTATTTACTGGTAGGGATATCTGTAAGCAAAGAGGCATAGATATTTATTACAATAAAAGGAAACACAATTTTAGTACAACTAAATTAAGGAAACAATTATGAAAAAGAAGGAAGCTGTCCTATTAGGATATAAATTCCTATATAATAAGTCAGGACAATTAATAACAGAAAGAACTACAACTGATATTACTAAGTTAAAAAAGTTTTTAAAGAAGTATGAGTATGAATTATTACAGGTAATTATGAGAGAAGGTACAGCAAAATTAGATGCGATACACTCTGATATAGAAAATCATATAAATGCTAGAAAAATGACTGATTAATTGAAAAACGACCTCACAGAATGCCCGTGGTTGAACGAAGAGCTATTAAGTAATACCTTATGTCCAGAAAGACATAAAATTCAACCACGAGCTTGTGTGTGGCTCTGAGAGCATTTAGCTATTTTTAGCCAGAAATTTTAATTTTCTTAGGCTTTTGCTCGTCTGGAATGTTTTTACTTAGTTCGATAAGTAATATTCCATCAGCAACCTTAGCTTTTTTAACTTCAACATACTCAGCTAGAGCAAATGATTTCCAAAATTCCCTTTCAGAAATTCCTTTATGAATAAATTCTATATCATCTTCTCTATCTTTATAGCATGCAGATACAGTTAAAGTATTATCTTCTATTTCAATATCAATATCGGACTTACTAAATCCTGCCATTGCTATTTCAATAAAATATGTCTCACCTTTTTTAAGAATATTGTAAGGTGGATAGTTTGATTTAGGTATTGATGCTCTTTGTAATGTATTAAACATTTCATCAAACCCAACTGAGAACGGACTGAATTGTCCAAATGCTTTTATGTTTGTCATATTAACTCCTTATTAAAGCAAGTTTATGAGTGCCGACCTTTCGCACACTCTTATTATAGTATATAGTCTACTGCTTATTTGTCAAGAGTTTTGGGAAATAAATTGTTATAGGTTCTGACTTACCTTTAACTAAGATACTATCTATCTTTTCATAATCAAAAGAATCTTCTGCTAACTCTTTAGTATATTCAGATATAATAATCTTCCATTGTTTGTAATCATTTCTACCAGCAGTCGCTTCTAATCTAGCTGATAAGTTTACAGCATCTCCAACAACAGAGTAATCAAACCTAGTTTCACTTCCCATATTACCAACAATACAAGTTCCAGAGTTTACTCCAGTTCCTACATTGATAGGTGGTAAGTCTAAACCTTGTTCTTTAAATTGTTTATTAAGTTCTAATGTAGCTTCTTCTATTTCTATAGCAGATTTAATTGCTAACTCTGCATGATTCTCACAAGGTAGAGGAGCATTCCAGAAAGCCATAATACAATCACCCATATATTTATCAATGGTCCCACCATTAGCTAGTATAATCTTTGTCATCTTATCTAGATAAGTATTAATTAATTCTACTAAGCCTTCGGGGTCATCATTATTTTTAAAGACTTCTGATACTGGAGTAAAGCCCATGATATCTGTAAAGAGGAATGTCATTTCTTTTCTTTCTCCACCTAACTTTAAAAGCTCTGGATTCTTTTGAAGCATGGCAACCATATCAGGAGACAAGTAAGTTCCGAATTGTTTTTTAATTTGTTGTCTGAGTTTGAATTGAGTTCTAAAGTTTAAATAGAATTGTTGAGTTGCAATAAGTGTCATACTTATTAAACTCCATGTTACATCAATCAAATATCCTAGCGAGATAAAATAATAACCTACCCCAGTTATCGATAGCATTGACATTCCTGCTAAGAATAATCCCAAGGTTATACCAAAATAATTTATTACGAAAGCTATTAATAATCCTGATAAGCATAATATAAATAATTCAACAAATAATCTGTAGTCGGGTATAGAAGGAGAGTCAATCAAAATACTTTCTGCAAGAGCAGCTTGTATCTTATGAGGCTCTAGTAATCCATTTGGTGTAGCTAATTGTGGCATTACACCAGCAGCAGTAACTCCAACAAATACAAACTTATTTGCTACATCCATTTCTTCTAATGTAGTTTGAGGAGTGTCCACCCAACTAATCCACTTACGACCTAAACTATCTGTAGATATAGGAGGTAATCCTCTAACTCTTATTTGTTCTATACCATTTTCATTTGTTTTAATTTGATAAGTCGTACCTTCAACCAATCCTTTTAAAACTTCTGTACCAAAAGAAGCCACCCATCCTTCTGGTGTTTGCTGTAATAAAGGTAATCTTCTTATGAGATTATCTACATCTACTTGTGCAGATACAGCACCTTGACTTGCAACTTCTGTAAGTTCTTCTATGTTCTCTAAAAATCCGGAAGCTTTAGGTAAGTTTACATCCGGTCCAAGTATAACAGTACCATGAGTTTCTGGGTAGATACCATTATTAAATTCAGGCATAGCTAATATACTTGTTCTATATTTTAATGCCTCAGCAAAAGCTTCATCACCACCAAACCTATCTGCCTGTGGAAAAAGTATAACCCATCCTACTCCTGTTGCTCCTTCATTTAAAAGGTCTACATGTATCTCAGCTAAATCCTGTCTTGGAAAAGGATAGCCACCTCTCTCTTGTACATCTTCTTCTGTTATATTAAGTATTGTAAAATAGCCACTAGGTTCTGGTGTTGTAACAAGAGCATCAAAAGTTTTAAGTCTTAATACTTCTAGAGGACCAAAATTAAATAGTAATGGTAGTGTGAGTAATCCTAATAATGTAATTGCCCATTTCATTTTAATTACTTTGTTTAATTTTTATAGTTGAGGAACTTCCACCATTGACTAAAATCTGTGTGCTCTTTCCATTCTGTATTAAGATAACAGTATAAGAAGCAGACTTATCTAAATCTAATCTTATAGTATCTTCTAATGATTTTAAAAATGTAAGAACATTATCAGTAGCAAAAGTATTAATCTGAGTATTAGAATCAAAACCCATAGATGTGCCTTTCAAGTCTAGGTCTGCTTGAAGTATCGTTTCTGTTTGGTCAAGTTCATTTATATCTTCAATAATATCAAGAAGGTCTTCAAGAAAATTTACATCTAAATAATTTATATCTAACTCTGTAAATTCTAAATCATCACTTACAAGATAGTCTACATCAAGGTCTTCAAACTCAAGATAGTCGACATCAAGTATATTACTACTACCAGCTTCTGAATATTGTCCAGAAACATCTGTTGTTTCCTCCGGTGGATTGACAATTAACATATTGTCTATTAAATTTAAAGTTATATCTAATATAACTGGTTTAGATGGTTCAGTCTCAAACATAGAAACTGTCGTAGCTTGATAAGGTCTATTGAGAATTACTTCTCCTGCTCCTGTAGCTACTAAGATTTCTCCACTAGGGGTACCATCTGCTTTAGGTAATAATATAATTAAAGATTCACCTAGTTCATTTACTGTCAGAGTGAAGTCGGTCCCACGAATTGACACATTTGCACTAGGCGTACTAATAGATATATTTTCTTTATTAATATTATTTAATTTACCTGTGATAAACCTTGCAGTTCCACTAGTAAATTGAAGAGCCATCTTAGATTTAGATGGATTTGGGTCATATATAAATTCGTCAATAACTAATTCTGAATGTTCTGTTAAGCGAACTTGTGTATTATTAAGGAAGGTAATACCCATCCTTCCATTAGAAGTTTCTACATTATCGAAACTTTCTATATCTAAAGATAAGGCAGCATCATAAGGTGCATGTTCCCTTACTACTCTGCCTTCTCCTTTTAACTCAGTTATATTTCCTATACTAGCATCCGACGCTTGTGCCACCATCGTTTTGGATAACACAAACAGTACCAGAATCACCAGTCGATTGAATTTTAAGCCAGTCATTATCTAAAGTGCTCAGTTGTTGTATATTGAAAGTTCGTGAATCACCTGTTTGGTCTAGGTAAAAGTACCCACCAGCATATCCACTACCTGTAAAGGTAACAGTATTACTATCTCCATCAACATCAACATAAGAAGTACCACCATCATAATTTATATCAAAGTCTAATGTGTTACTACTCCCGTTTATAATCCAGTCTAAGTCAGTATTACTTGCCATAGAACTTGTTGCTACATCTAATGTAAAGTCATTACTATCCCCAGTAACATCGACATTAAAGTCTGAACTATCTGCACCATAGGTATCAGTCGGGTCAACCTGTATAGTAAATTCATTACTATTGCCATCAAACTCAAACCAAGCTGTAATATTATCTCCTAAGATATCTCCTAAGAATTTATTACTGTCTCCAATTTGGTTAATGTCAAGAGTTAAAGTGCTACCATCTAAATCTAATGGTGTCATATTACCTGCTGTAGACTGTAAGCCACCTATAATATTAGCAGAACCTAATTGTTCTAAATCTATATTAGCTGTGTCTCCTGACTGGTCAATATATATTTCGTTATCAGCCCCGTATGTCGTCAATGCAGTCAGCATCACAACTAGGCTCATTAATTTCAAATGTTTCATATTCCCAATACCCTCTTTCTATTCCTATTTCAATTAAATTAAATACACCTGACTCTATTGCCTTTTGCAAAGCTATAGAACCAGCCTCATTCTCAGCTATACCTCCTTCTATTTCCACGAGCTCGGTGCCCATTTCAATAAAACGAAATGCATCCTGAGAGATGCTTGTTGATAAAATATTTTTAGAAACTGTAGTCTCCATTAATATTTCACCAGTAGATACAGAAACTAATCTTAATGATATAGTTACTACATCTTCCCTGTATTGCTTGCTATTACCTATTCCTAAGTATCTAGCACCAATACCACCAGTTTCAATATTTGTGTCGTAGCTAATTACTCCACCTTGTATTATAAGACCTGCAAATAATAAAGGTTGAAGCTTCTTATCTTCTTCAAAATTTTCTCTGGTTGACCTTACTAGTTGTCGTTCTTTGGTAAGATTATCTAATCCTACTCTTTCAACAACTCTAAAAAATTGTCCATTAGCAGCATGTTTTAAAGCTCTTATAAGTAAAGCTTCTGGTGCTTGTGTAACTGCTGTACTAAATAAAGCAAAACTACTATTACTTTTTCTTTGTCCTGTTAAATCTGAAAAGCTATTTGAATATACTGCAATGATAGGTCTTTGTTTGGCAGCCGGTAATTCATACAGTTCTTTAGACTGTAATTCTAAAATTGTAGGTGCTTGTATATTTTTTGTTAAAACTAAATCGCTGTTATTACTTAAAACAGCACATCCACTAAAAAGTAAAGCTACCAATAGGCAAAGATATAGTCGTAGTATTCCCATCCGAATCCGTAATTGTTAAAGTTATTATTCCATCGACAACACTATACTCGATTGTATTGCCCTCTAAAGTTAATATGCCACTATCACTAGGAGTTTCTCCAAATAAATTTTCTACTAACTGTCTTGATAGCTGTGCATATATTCTAGATTCTAGGTTTCTTATAAATCTTGCAAGCGTTGTATTCTCTTTGTCTCTTTCTATCTGGTCCTTTAGAGCCTGAATCTCTTCTTTAATAGTTATTTTTCTTAAATGCTCTTGGTTCTCTATTGTAAGATAATGTGCAGAAGTTCCTATACCACTAAAGCTAGGACTTTTAAATTTATGTACCATCTCATCTGCAAACATTTCTCCAGAAATAGCGACAACAGATAAAACAAATAATGTAACTAAGATAAAATTTTCAACTCTATCTTTAATTTTTTCTTCAATTTTTTTAATCTTTTCTTTGGTCATCTCTATCTGCCTTTGCTATCTTATCTATTTCTACTAAGTTTGGTACTCCTAATAATGTTTTTAAAAGAACATCTTGTCTAATACTTTGATTATCCATAGCCCTTACTCTATCAATTAAACTAACTATAATTCCGTATTGACTATCAAGTTTAGTAGATACTCTTTCTTCCATTGTATCTAAACTTGCTTGTACTTTATCATCTAAAGTATCTAGTTTAGTTTCCATCCCATCAACAATACGCATAATAAGTTTATATATAAACCAACCTAATCCTAAAGCTGCTGCAATAGGAAAACCTACTTGTTGAATAATGGTTACTATTTCTTGCATTAATCTTTACTAGAGTTAGAAGCTCCAAAATAAAAACTAATTACTGCTGATGCAAGTCCACCTAAATAACCTAATACTAAATTAATTAAAGCTTCGCTATTTTGTTCTGGTGGTTGTAGTGTTACTAAAAAGATATAGCCTAAGAAACCACCAACTGTAGCTATACCCATAATTCTTGCTGTCCAATCTTTACTAAATTTACTACGAGCATCTTGTGTGTCTTGTGTTTCTAATTTAAATACATCAACATCTAACTCTTTCATTTGAACTTCAAAAGCTTGTTCAGCCTTTTTAAGTTCTAACATCTGCTCAGGAGTAGCCTCTGCTATACCTCTCTCTATAGCTTTAGGGTTATTAGGAACTCCTAAAACTTCTGAAATCATATTAGCAGCCATACCACCCATAGGACCACCTAAAGCTGTACCTAATGTTGGAGCTACTGCACCTACGATATTTTTTAATATATTTTTCATTTTATTCCTCGTATATTATCTGCATTAAATCTTCAAATAGTATTCTAAAATCTTCTAATTGCATAAATCCTACACCTTGTCCTAACTGATGTAGCCTATAACTATGATAGGCAGCTTCAAGTTGGTCCTCAGTATATAGAACCATCATTGATTTAAGATTACTTCTTGTAACTCAATGCTTCTACGACCTACTTGTGTAAACCATTTACTATCTTCCATTTCAACAGCCATCTTTTTCCAGTCGTGTTCTCTACATGCCTTTAACATATTTTTAAATTTAGATAATCTAGTACCACCTAAATTAAAACACATATTAACTATGACTTCTTTTACTGCATCTGGTAAATTACTAAACTCATCTTTACCTACAACTTCTATTGCTTCAACAACATGCTTTGAAAAATCACTATCAAAATACATATCAACTACTTCTTGAGTTACAGCAGTTCCCACTTCCCAATTATATTCAGGGTCCTGTGGTTGACATAAATGTCCTATTCCTAAAGTTTTATAACCTAAACTATCTAAATAGATTTCTAGGACTTCACCTTCATGTCTTTTAATTTGTTCTTTACATTTATCTATGTTCATAAATCATCACTCCAACTTACAAAATCATCACCTAATTTTAAGTCAACATCTTTAAAACCTCTCATTATTTTTTTAATAGTATTAGTTTTATATCCATAATCTTTTAATAATGTTCTAGCCTCTTTTATAGTGATAAGACCATCAGTTAGGAGTTCATGTACTTGGTCAGCTCGTACATTAAAATATGACTCTTTTGCAGCTAGTTTTTTAGGTTTTAAAGTTTTTAAAAAATCTGGGTCTAAATAACGATTTCTTAGATTTATAGCAGACTTTCTTGACACACCTTTTGTAACTGTTTTACCTAAAGATTGTACTAAACCACCTACTACAAAAGGCTCTCTTAATCCTAATCCTGCCATTTGACCTTTTAAAGCCCTATCTTCTTCATCCTCTAAAAATACTATATTGTTATTATAGCGTTTACCTGTCAATTTGTCAATCCTTTCATCAGGTTCTTTTACTACATTTGGAACATTATAAACTAAACCACCTTTATCAAATCCATACCTATCTTTATTTCGTTTTGGTGTTTTAGCTTTACTACCTCTTGCGTACTTTCTCAGTTTAGCTTTAGTACCTTCACCAAAGAACATATCATACAACTGAAAATAAGGAGCATTACTTACACCTACTTCTGCAAAACCTTTACGATAAGCAATCATATCTATTACATCTTGAGGTAGAGGACCACCAATAGATTTTAATAGCTCAGTAGGTAATCCCATTCCTCTTTCTCGTTGGTCATCGAATCTTGCAACATAATCAAGAGGACCTAAACCACCCCATCTTCTCCATGCATCTTTTATTACAACAGGAGTAGATTTTTCTTCTCCAGTTGCATAGTCTATTTTAGCTTTACCATTACTTCTGATTTCATTACCTACATGAGCTACTGCAGTCATTAAGAAAACAGTAGGTAAAATTTTACCAGTTCTATACATTTCTTTTCTGCTTCCATCTTTAGCTAAATCTCTAGCAAATTTTTTCAAAATAGTATTAGTAAATACTGTTGGGTAACCAGCAAATTGCATTAATAATTGAGCATTAGGATTTGAGAACCATAATGGTC